GCGTCGCCGTAAACCCTTGCGTCGCCGTAAACCCATGCGTTGCCGGAAACCCTTGCGTCGCCGTAAACCCTTGCGTTGCCGGAAACCCATGCGTTGTCGGCTTGCGATACATTTCCCTCTTTCTCTACATATCCTCCAAGTTCTCCAGCTTTCACGTCTCCAAATTCAACCAGTGCTTTAATTCTAAATAACTTTTTTCCAAATGCATTTGTGATAAATTCTGTTGTTAATTCAAATTTTTTCATTTCTCTTCTTCCTTTCTTGGCTTCCATTTTCCTAGTATTTGTTCCAATTCTCTTGGGGTTAGCGTTTCAATTCCTAAGTCTTCCGCTTCCTGTATCGTGCCTTTGATTAGCTCACTCATTTCCCGGCTGTCGTAGGTGTGTGAACCTCGCATGAGCCTGTAAAACACTACCTCTTTGCCTTTTTCTAGCCGCCGTCCTATCGCAACCGTGTGAATGTCCTCTTTTTTGTACATGATGTTGGTTGGAACATTGGTTTTTAAAACTGCTATGTCCCCTTTTATCAGCTCCGGCTGTCCGTATCTGCCTATCATCAAATTCTTGGCTTCTGCCTTGCTCGTTCCGACTTTTTCCGCTATTTTGGTGACTAGGACGTGGAAATAAGCGTTTGCCGACAAGCTCCTTTTCTTGCGGAACGGTTTAATTATTACGGACAGCTTTTCCAGCTTTTTCAGTTCATCCACGCCCTTTATAAACCGCTCCGCCTCGTTGATTTCCAGGGTAACTGTTATCTTTTTGCTAAAATAATCCACCGCTAAGTTTTTTATTTTTCCAGTTAAATCCATGCTATTTCAGTCCTAATTCCTTCATGGCTTCAGCGTATTGTTGCTGTGTCGTCTGATACAGTGATTTTAAACCTCTTTGACTTGCCCATTCTTTAATTTGGGCTTCCGTCATTCCTTTTTTTTGCATCAAATCATAGAGCCGTTTTGCTTCTTTCTCTGTGATAACCTCGTTGCGTTTGTATTCGTCTGTATCCGCGTCTTTCGAGTCATCCAGAAGAAACAAGCTATTTAACGCGTATTTTCTCGCGTAGCTCGATGCTGAGCCGGTAACTTGTGCTGCATCCATCTTTTTTTTGCTTTCCTCCTCCCTGGCGTATGCTGTAGTGCGAAAACTGCCCTCGCTTTCTATGTCTTTTAAAATCGCTGTCGCCTTTATGTAAAATCGGTTGCCTAACATAATAATTTCGTCATTTACGGCTAATATTAAGCCTTCCCTGTCCAATAAAGGCTTTACTGCCTCGTAGATGTCCTCTAAGCTCCTGTAACTATAGCCGCCATACTCACTGTATTTACTCTTTGGCACCTTTAATTCTGCCTGAATTCTTTGCAACTTTTTGTAAACATCTCCCATCTTTCTTACCTCACGATCACGCTCTTTGAGGTCTCAAGATGCGCCCCTGTGACCTCTTTCCCGGCTTTAATCGCCTTTTTAATCGCTGTCTTGTCCGCCTGTGGCTCTGGAATCCTGATGTATTCCCCTGCCAGGCTGCCTAAGTCGTCAATGGTTACGGACTCGCTGCTCTTGTAGAATACACTTACTCTTGCCGTTTTAAGTTTTTCGCCGTCAAGAGCATGGGACAGATAGTCCTTGCACCTCTGTGCGGCATTCTCGCAACTTCTACGGCGTTTCGCAAGCTTTTCTTCCTCCTCTTTGATTACCTTTGCTTCTGCAGCATAATTCTTCACCGCCAGTGCGATTCCCTCCACTTTTTTGTCTCTCTCAATGTTGAGAGCCTCAAGTTTTTCGAGGTCAATAATTTCTCCTGTTTCTTCGTCTACGCAGTCCATGATTGCACTGTCAATCTCGTATAGTGTCATTGCTCTTCTTCCTCCTCGTATCCCTGCTCATATTCGTTGTAACTTGCCGCACCTCGTTTGATTGCTTTATGTGCTGTTCTGCACTCATATTCTGCCTCAAGGTGCTGCGTCTTTAAATATTCTTTAGCCGGGTCAAATTCTCGTTCCATTTCCTGTCCCCCACGCCTCTTTAATGGCCTTGCTCAGTTCATTGTAACCTCTGGCGTATGCCTCTATCTTTTTCATATCGTTGCTTCTTTCAACGCCCAGTCTAAATAACTCAAGCAGTCCCTGTGCTACCTCTTTGTCTTTGACAGCAATCGTGACTTCCGCCGGGATCACTCCCTTCCCTGTCACTTCGTTGTCATATTCTTTCGCCGGAAATCCGGTTGCATTAATCATCGTATCCATAGCCCATCCTCTCTTTCTTTCCTGCTATCCAATCCCCTAACGCTCCACTACATTGTTCCGGGGTATAATTTTTATTATCCTGCTCTAATCGCTCAACTATTTCTCCCAGTGTGGGTAGTTCTGGTACTGTTTCTTTCTGCTCTATCGCTCCCGCCGCCTGTATCATCTTTTGGAGTTTCGGTGGATACTTGTCTATCTCCTTTTGTCTTTCTAACGCCGCTCTGTAGCTCCTAAGGAAATTTGACTGTATGACCGTCTGAAAGTCCGCCGAATCTACTACCGCCCAGTCATGGAGCGTCTGCGGCGTTCCTACCGCCTTTTGTAACGTAGGGGGCAGTTTGTTAAACTCCTCTCTGTAACCGTAAATCCCATTACTGCACGCCTTTGCCACTGTTGCCCATGCTTCCTGCTCACTCAGGTAGCTGCTTTCTGCTTTGAGCTTGCTGGCACACTCCAAAATATCTGCTGGTGTTGGTGGGAACTTGCCAGTTGTCATGTACATCTGTGCCGCTACGCTTATTGTCTGGTAGTCGTTGTTCTTGCCTACCAGGCGGTACCACATGTCCAACGCCTGTTCGTTGGGAACAAATCCCGGAGCCGTGTAGACGGTTTTTAGTGCGGCTACGATTTTAGAAAACTCCGAAATCGTCATACATTCCGCCTCCCTCCTGTTCTTTCTGTGCTGCCCAGTGCTGTATATCTCCGTACAGTCGGTCGTTAATGTTCTTCGTGTTGTCGTTACCTGTCTTCAGCTCAAAGAATCCTAACCACTCCTTGTCTAATGACTGGTCTATGATTTTTTTCATCGTTCCCAAATCTCCGCCAGACAGCTCGTGTAATTTTTTGAGCAAAGCTTTCAAGGCTCTGTCTGTTCTTACTGGCTTTCTGATTTTCTTACGCATAGCAAGAAATTCCAAAAACTTGCAGTTAAGTTCTTCATCCTCGAAATACTGTTCCGCTTCTTTCTTTGCGCGCGCACTCTCTTTTATTCCTTTAGTACTTGATTCCTTAAGTATTTTATTATTTAAGTATTTTATTCCTTTAGTATTTAATTGCGTTGGATTTTCCTGCATAGGTTTTTCCTGTATTGGTTTTTCCAATATAGGCTTTTCCTCTTTAGGTTCTTCCAATACAGGTTTTTCCTGTGTTGGCTTTTCGTAAATGTCGTAAACTGTACCGCTTACCTGTCCTTTTTCGTTTCTCTCACGAGTCACTTTCAGGTATCCGAACGTCTTTAACTCTTCTAATGCGGCTCTTACGCCGTCTACGCCGTCTTTGTTCAAATTTGCCAGCCCCTTAACTGTGAAATCCCAGTCTTCCGGTAAACTAAGCATAAGACTCAGTAGACCTTTTGCTTTTAAAGACATATCCTTTTCTCTAAAATGATAATTCGACATAACGGTGTAGTCTGTCGTTTTATTTATTCTCATTACTGCCATGTCTACCTCCTATCTTGACAAATCGCCAAGTCTTTTGTAAAATCTAGTTATGTTTTATTTAGCAAGAGCTTAATGGTAGGGCTCTTCCTTTTTTACCTCGTGTTCTACGCCGTCTTTATCAGTGTAAAACACTTTGTCATACTCTACGCCCTGTTCTTTTCCCAAGAGGGTGTAGAGTAGTCTGGCAACATACTCAGGTCTTGGAGGTTCATTCATTTTTTATTCACCCCCTAACTCCTTTTCAGGTATCACAACTATTTTCACGCCCAGCTCCTTAGTGATGCGTTTCAAAGTTTCCGCATTAGGAAATCGTCTGCCCGTTTCGTATTTTCTGATTGTAACTTCAGCTAATCCACATCTTTCAGCCAGTTCTTTCTGGGTGATTCCACGTGCTTTTCTTACTATTGCAAGCATCCCCCTTATATCTCCTACTTCCATCTTTACACCTCGAATCTCTGTTGACGGTTATATTCGTCAATTCTTAACTTTGTGTTTGTTTTCGGTTCCCAGTTGTCTACATAGTCAATAGCTTCCTCATACCGTTTACGAGGGATGTTATTTCGGCTATTAACTTTAAACCGGTCTTGTAAATCCCTGTTACATTCGGCGAATACAACTTTGCTGATATATGTATATGCTTCTGTGTCCTTGCCACCTAATGCGTTCAGAACTGCCTTATTGACGTGCTGTCGCAAGGCTTGTTGTTGACCGTAGTCAATCACCATGTTGCTCTCAAGGTTCTTTATGCGGTCTTCGTGGTCTCCGTAGCCCGTGGCGAGTAAGCCTATCTGCTCCGCTATTGTTGCAGGCTTCTGATAACCACCTGTCTTTCTGATGGACGGAAGAACCTCTCCGGCTACCCAGTCAGTAAAGCGTTCTGCACTTTCTTTGCGGCTCTGGAAGATTACTTTGTAAAGGTTGAGTTCGTTCACAAAGTTTGCATTTTGTTTTCTTCCCACACTGTCGATGACCTCACTAATAATGACCCCATCTTTATTCAGTCTGGTTTTTAACTGACTGATATTTTTAATTTCTAACGCTCCGCAAACATCTGGCAAGCAGAAATGCGGCTCGTCATTAATTATCTTGGTTCGAATTGCTCCAAACTCATTGTTTTCGAAGATTTGAATATTATTCATCTAGTCACCTTCCTAAATTACATTTACATCACCTGATGTTATCACTGTGCCGTCGTTGCAGACAGTAACCCTTCCGCGCTCAAATAAATCCGCACCAAAGAAATAAGTTACTATGTAAAGAAGTTTGCCATTGTGAAATGCAGCCACGGCTGCTCTCTCATTATCTCTGTATAGATTTCTTGTTTCCATCTGGTCATCCTCCTTTTTTGTTGAATTAAATTCAACATTTTAGTTAAAAAAAATAGCGTCTCTCTCTTTCTTAGTCAACCTAAGAATATTTGTTAATGCTACAATTTCCGAAGCTCTGAAATCAGGCTTATTCATTCTGTTATAGAAAGATTCTCTAGTCATGCCCATTTTTCTAGCTACAAAAGAAATGCTCATTCCAGAATCTTCTATCTTTTTTCTAAGTGCCTTAACGTCTGCCAAGGTATCACTCCTTTCTTTTTTGTTTGTGTGATTTCCTTTCACACTCTTACTATACCACGTTGTTGAATTTGTGTCAACACTTTTAAATAAAAATGTTGATTTATTTTCACACTTATGCTATATTAAGAATCGTAGAAAGGAGGAAAAATGATACAATTATACAAGAACATCAAGGAACGTCGTGTACAAATCGGAATGTCTCAAGATGAACTAGCAAAGAAAACAGGGTACACGAGCCGCTCATCTATTGCCAAAATCGAAAAAGGCGAAGTTGATTTGCAACAATCAAAAATCGAGCTGTTTGCGAAAGCTTTAGGTGTTAGTCAGCCAGAGTTAATGGGCTGGGAAGAAAACGCAACAGTAGAAAACGCCGAATTACTTGCCGAGATAGCAATGGACTTTGAGTTATTAGGATACGCAGAAAAAATACTACGTATGGAATGTAGCCGCAAATATAAAGTTTACGGCTACATTGACAGAATAACAGAAGAATAACTAAGGTGTGGGGACTAGCACCCCCACCCTTTTTTTAATTTGTTTGCAAATGCAAAAACAAATTTGCAAAAATGTTCGTCGTTGCAATTTTCAATCAGTTCAATTAATTTGTCTTTATACATCGCTTCACATCCTCTCATGTTTAATTATAGAACATTCGTTCTGATTTATCAAGAGCCTTTGTTATAATATTTTTATGTTTTTGTTAAAGAAAATATGCAAATTTATTCAGATTTATAATGACAAATCATTTTATTTATTATATAATTATTTACAACAAACCATTTTGCTAATATTTGCAATATGGTAATAATGAAAAAGGAGCAGAAAATATGAGCAAAGAAAAAACTAAAGTTTGTAAGTACTGCAAAGAAGAAATTGACGCAAAAGCTAAAGTGTGTCCTCATTGCCGGAAGAAACAGGGCGGCAAGTTGAAATGGGTAATTATCATCATCATTGTTCTGGCTGTTTTAGGTATGGCAATGGGTGGTGGTGACGATGACAGTTCTTCCACTGATTCTTCAAAAAGTACTACTGCAACAACAGCGGCTAAGAAAGAAACTGCCAAAAAGGAAGAAGCAAAAGAGAAAGACAGCGTAAAGGTTGGCGAATCTTTTGAGAATGACGGTTTAAAAGTAACTGCTAAAAAGGCTGAATTTGGATATGATGGCGGAGAGTACTTTACTCCAAAAGATGGATGCGAATATGTAGCTGTAGACTTTACTTGTGAAAATATTGCAGAAAAAGGTGACAAGTACGTGTCTGTATCTGATTGCGAATGCTATGCGGACAATTCAGCTTGCGAACAGCAATACATAGGAAACAGTGATTTTGTTAACACTAATTTGTCTCCAGGGAAGAACGTAAGCTTTACAGCATATTACGAAGTACCAAAAGACGCAAAGAAAGTGATTTTAGAGTATAGTGCTTCGTTCTGGACAGACAAGAAGATAACTATTAATTTAAAATAATTAGTCTACTAATAGGACAACCAACAAGAGAGAAGAATCAATTCTTCTCTCTTTTCTTTTTTCCTCAAGATAATAAAAAAGCACCTGTCGAAACAAGTGCTTTGCCTTCCAGAATGGAACTATTAATGTTTTTAAGGCACAAAACTAAGCTAACATTTACATCCCAAAATGGAGCTATTAAAAACCTTATCTATATCCTACTCTCCTTTACCATATTTGTCAATAAGTTCTTTTACTGCATCTATGTTTTCTTGTATAGTATTATATTCAGAATTACGATGTCCCCCAAATGCATGATAATCATGGTAATAATATCCAATACTAATATATCCGTTTGGCATTTTTATCCTAAACTCATTATTTGACTTAAAAACCATGTCTTTAGGCAAAGTGGCTAAGAATCTGTCTAATTTTCTTCTTTTATTAAATTTTAATTCTTGCATATTACTCTCCTCTGCCCTCGTAACCTCCGGGGCGGGAATTTAATTACTGAACCTCTATATTAACGATATTAACAAGTGTGCAATCTGCACTTTCTTCCTCCGAATTGTACTCGCTTTCAATTTCAAAAGAAATTGCAAAATGGTCGTCAGAATCAGGAACTTTATAAAAGATATTTTTATCCTTTAAAACATCATCCCACGCGCCCTCATCGTTTATCCAGTCCAGTTCAGAAGGGCACCCGAACTCTGTCATAATTTCGTCTAATTCATAAAATGATACTATATTTCCTACTAATTCTTTTCTTAAAATTCCTAACATGATAATTTCTCCTCGTCTTTCTTTCTCCGGCGGAATTCGCCGCCGGGCGGTAATAATATTTACATCTCCTTACAGTGGCAGGTTACCCAGCAATTTTGTTGTCCGCAAGGTAATCTGTCATGTGGAAAATCCCCTCTATTTTCCGGGCAATTTTCACAATTATATTCATTTTTATAATCGTACATAAACTCTATGTACTTGTTTCTTTCTTCTGCTGTCATATTTTCCTTCTTTCTCCGGCGGTTCCGCCGCCGGGCGGGTATTTATCATAAAACTACTATTTTATCGACAACTGTCCAGAGGATTTTTTTAATTAAGTTGCTGCCTGGATTTTTGCATCCCCAGTCTTCTTTCTTGCAATCATAATATAATTTTGCGCCAAATCCCCAGTCAACAAGGTTTAATGCTTGACGCTGTGCAAAGCTTTTGTATTCATCTGTGCAGATGCCATTAATGATTCTTCCACGTCCCATTGCTGCTGGCGTATTAGTTTCTTCGACTTCCAAATATTTCTGAAAGTCATTAATATAGATGCGTTTCATGTCGCCCTTCTCCCACACCTTATAGCCAAGGCGGATAAGCTTTTCCTCCATTGTTTCTCCCATGTTCTTTGCTTCCTTCCATGCTAGTTTTAATCCTTCGGAGATGCAAAGACCTGCCTTTTTAACCAACTCCCACGCTCTTTTCATAATGTTTGATAAATTATATTTTTTCATTTCTTTGTATCTCCTCTCTTGATTTACTCACATTATACACGATAGTGACTATTATGTCAAGAGAAAAATACACGAAAATATATTATTTTTTTCTTGATATTTCTTTCAGAATAATGTACTATATATTTATAATGATAAAAGGAGGCTTTTAAATGGAAACACGAGCAAGAAAAAGAAGCAACATATATAAAGGCAGTATCTCATATAGTAATTTATGGGACACGTTAGAACGCAGAGGATTAAAACGCTCCAACCTATTGGATAAGGAAAGTTTTAATCTTTCCCCGGCACTGGTCAATAAGTTGCGGCACGACAGAAATGTGAATATAGATACAATTATGTATTTGTGCGAGAAATTGGACTGCCAAGTGTGCGACATCGTGGAATATAAAAAATGATACATTTTCGTGTATTTTTCTCTTGACATAATAGTCATTATCGTATACAATGGAATTAAATTAAAAGAGGAGATGCAAAGAAATGAAAAATTTTGGAGAAAAATTAAAAGAACTAAGAGAAGAACGCAACTTGTCTCAAAAAGAACTTGGCGACAAAATGGGAGGAATAACGCAGCAGACCATAGCACAGTACGAAAAGAAGGAGACGGTTCCGAAGCTTGACACCGTCTCAAAAATAGCTGATGCTTTGGAAATTAATCCCAATATCTTTTATTCTGATTTTTCGCAATCTGTGGCGGACGATTCGGAAGAAATTGGAGAAAGAATAAAGGAATTGCGAAAAAGCAAAGGGGTAAGCCAAAAAGAACTCGCTCAAAAAACTGGACTATCTATTGGCTCTATACAGGGGTATGAGCAGGGGCGATATAATCCGAAATTGGAGGCGATTGCGAAAATAGCCGATGCGCTAGAAGTTGAGCTTGACAATTTTTACGATGTTTTATTGCAGCGCAGCGAAAATGTCTCTATTGGCGAAAAAATCAAAGCTATGCGCCTACAAAAGGGAGTTTCACAGGCGGCACTTGCTAGATGTCTAGGCGTTTCAACTGCCATGATTTGCCAGTACGAAGTCGGAAAAAGGAAGCCAAAGGTAGAGACCTTATCAAAAATCGCAGGCGCTCTAGGTGTAGATTTAAAAGTTTTTTATGACGATTTGCCACAAAAAACTATAGAATTAAAAAGATACGAAAACATAGCATTGGTTAATGAATTTGAAAATGCTTGTTTTCGCTTGGTTAACTTTCCGGATAGTGAAGAAATAACCGAGAAATACGAAAATCTCAGAAAAAAGCTAATAGACAGGCTTAGCGGTATGTAGACAGCAGCGCCCGCCCCGGAGGTACGAAGGCAGGAAGGAAAATAAATGAAAAGAGCCGCTTTGTACGTGCGAGTAAGCACGCAAGAGCAGAAGAACAGCGGATTGTCCGTTGATTCGCAGATAGATGCGCTTGAAAAATATTGTGAGGAACAAGGTTATACGGTTGCCGGTATTTATAACGATGCTGGCATATCTGCACGTAAAAAATACACAAAACGCCCTGCTCTTTTGCAGTTACTTGAGGATTGCAAGCAATGTAAGATTGACATAATACTCTTCACACGCCTTGACAGGTGGTTTAGAGCCGTTGCAGGGTATTATGAGGTACAAAGTGTCCTTGACGCGTGTAAAGTGCCTTGGAGAGCTATCTGGGAGGATTATGAGACGGAGACAAGCCAGGGAATATTTAAAGTAAATATTATGCTGTCCGTAGCGCAGGCAGAGGCAGACAGGGACAGCGAGAAAATACGGTCTATTATGGGATTTAAACGGAACAACAAGGAATATATTGGCGGAAAAGTGCCGGTAGGTTATCGCATAGAAGGGAAAAAGATTGTAAAAGACGAAAAGACGCGAGGAATAATTGAGGATATGTTTGAGCACTATTTCCAGACCTTCTCAAAAGCAGGAACCGCCGACTATATTTTAAGTAAATACCCTGGTTTTGTAAGAACCAGAACGAGGTTGGTTAAGATTATGTCCAGCCCGGCTTATCGCGGCGAAATGTATGGAGTAAAAAACTACTGTGAGCCGTACATCACAGAGGAGCAAGCGCAAAAAATCAACGAAGTATCCAGCCAAAAAACTTGGACAGATTGCAGGAGGCGTATTTACATTTTCTCCGGCTTGATGAAATGCCCGATTTGCGGTTGCAGGCTTTCCGGGTGTGCAATAGGCAAAAAAGGAAAAAAGTACAAAGTATATCACTGCCCCCACTCTGTCGCACAAAAGCACAAGACCTACACGCGATCAGAAAAAAAATTAGAAACATATATGCTCAATCACATCGAAGAAAAAATACAGTTAGATGTATTAAGGGCAGAAGGTCGTGTGAAGGCAGGCGGAAACGATGCAGAAAAGAGAAAGAAAAAATTATCCAGCGAGTTGGGAAGAATTAATAAAATGTTTGAAAAAGGTAGGATAACAGAAGAATACTATGACGAAAGATATGAGGCTATATCAAAGGAATTAAAAGAACTATCCCAGACCGCCGCAACGGAAGAACTAGAAACTAAGAAAAAAATACAAAGCAGATTTCCTGACGGTTGGAAAGATATGTATATGCAGTTAGGTGAACAAGACAAGCAGGTGTTTTGGAAAAGCATTGTAAAAGAAATAAAAATATCCCCCGACACTTACGTGGAGGATATTATATTTTTTTAGTTTTTGTTATACAGTAACTAGCCGAAACCACCAGGTTAAGGTCAGTTACCGTATAACAAAATATGATAGAAATAAAGGAGAAGTAATTATATTATACAAGAAGAAAGAGGACGTTTCAAGCGCCCTCTTTTATTTTTCGCAAAACCGAACGATATTCACGCGGATACATTGCTTCTATGGCTTTCATGTGTTCGTCAAGTACGTGTAATAAGTGCTCAAAGTCTGCGTTTCGAGCGATTTCTTTAAATTCAGAATCCGGCTCGGAACTGTAAGAGTAGTATGATGTGTTGGAAGATAGTTGGTTCGGTTGTTGATTGCTCATTAAATTGTTGCGTACATTGTATAAAATCGAAAGCCGTTCGCAAGTGGCGTAGGTTGTTTTTCCTGCCTCCAATGCCGCAATTTCGGCATTAATTTCGTCCATATTAATCATTGCGGCACCCCTTTCTCTTATCGGTCTAATTCTGCTAATGCTCTGCCTAGTGCTGCCTGATCTGTACTAGACAGATTACTGTCGTGCATCATGTCTTTGATAGTTTCTTTTACCTGCATTTTTGCATCGTTGTAAGAATAATGCCCCCTCACATAGTGCTGACCTCTACGAGCGTTGCTGTAATCGCCGTAATCCATGTCAGGATAACGCCCACGGCTATATCTTCCCGATGCGTTCCAGTCGCCGCCACGGCTGTACTCATCATCGCTCTCTAAGTACATAATTTTGTCAATATTTTTGATTGTGTCTGTCAGTTTGTGGACTGCTTCTAAATCCCCGGCGCTCATGTCGCCTTTGTTGGAAATCTCGTCTAACTCTCTGCACATCATCTTTTTTAATTTGTGTAATGATTCCATTTTTCGCCCTCCTTTACGCTACTCTCTCGGCGATTAAATTGCTATTGGCTATACTAATTGCCTGCGTAGATGTATTTTCGACTGCGATTGTTATGCAACATCCGCGCGGCACGTCAATAAATGCCGCCGTAAATACATTAAAATATTCGCCTACGGCTGCAGGTGTTACGATTGCTGTCGCACTATTTAATGGTTCTCCGGCGATTGCCAGGGCAATAGAAATAGGTGTCACAGTTCCACCGGCGGGTATGGCGATATTAGCCCCGAAGCTGACCTTATAGCGCGCCCTGCACTGGTTTGTAAGGCCTCTAAGGGTCACAATTCCTGCCCCCTCCCGGTGTGTAATACAGCTACCGCACTTTACGGCTGTCTCTGTGAGCGGTAAATTCTGCCCCGCTGCCACGGTTACAATATTGCTATTAGTAAATTCTGCCACGTTATCACTCCTTTTTTAATAATAAACGGCGGAACGATTGCCCCGCCGCTATAAGCATCATCGGCACAAGCCGAACAATCCCGTCAACGCAGGAAGCTGCTAATTATAAAATTTTAGCATCCGCAACTGGTATTGCATCCACAGTTACCGTACTGATATGGTGCGGAAACCGGAAAAGCTGGAACCGGTCTAGGGTTGTAATAAGTAAACTGACCCTGCATATATGCCTTCAATGTTTCATTCTGTGATGCCTGAGAAGCCGCTAACTGTGCCGCAAATAACTGCTGATTCTGCTCGGCAATCTTAGCGTCCTTAGCTTCGATTCTCTGCGCTGTAAGAGCATCAAGGATGGCTCTGGCGTTGTTGTTCTGGTTGTCAATGATATCTCTTGTGTTGTTTGCGTTGTTAAAATTCGTCTGGCAGAAGCCACTTGTAACTTCCTGCTGGATTGCGTTAGAATTCATTGCCATGTTGTAATTGACGCCCGCAATAGCCTGTTTATTATCACAACAGCACTGTGCTAACTGTGCCTGCAAAGCGTTAAAACTCTGCATATCTGCAATCTGTCCCTGCTGGATTGCATTTCGTGTATCATACCCGTTCTGCTGGATTGTGCTATTTGTTCCTGCAAATCCGTTGAGAAGAGAGGTATTCATCGCATAAAATCCATCACAAATACCGCTGTTGATGGCATCACCCTTGCGCTCAAGGGAGGAAATGCCGCTATCAATCTGGCGCTGTAAGGTTGCAAAGTCAGAAGCTAATACATAGTTGTCTACCGCGCCTCCGCCGCCGTTATTCCATCCATTTCCGTTTCCCCATCCACAGAAGATGAAAAGGAAAAGAATGATAATCCACCAAGCACCGTTACCCTCGCCAAATGCGCCGTTATTGTTGCCTGTGACTGCCGCCAAATCTGCCGGGCTCATTCCGTCTGTTGTTAATCCCATGAAATCACTCCTTTTTATTTATTTAAAACCCTTTAAAAGGTTTTGAAACTGTGTTGCCATGCCCTGCAACTGGTTATACTGTTGCTGGCTCATTTGCCCGCTATTTAGCAGGTTTTGCACTTCCTGCTTCGGGTCCCCCTGAAACTGCTGTCTGAACTGTTGAAACTGCTGTATCATCTGCATTGGATTGAGATTCATTCAATACCCTCCTTCTTAACGTCTCCATTTGCCTTTCTAAGGCATTTAAGCGTTCCTCGTAGTTAATTGGTTGGCTAGACTGTGAAAGCTCCGCTGTGGGCGAATCTGTGCCTTTTCGCTTATATTCAAACACCTCTAAAAACGGTCTGCCCGTCTGGTCCGCTCTTTTTTCATAAAAAATCGGTGCTTGGCTGTCCCACAAACGGACAAAAGAATTTGGTGCTACTAAATACGCCTCCGCCGCGCCCTGTCCTTGCACCCAAATCCGCTCATCAGGATTAGATTGCTGTTGCATTTGTTGAGGCGGCGCCTGCTGTTGTTTTAGTCGATTGAGCTGGTCAAGATAATCCGGTTGTGGATATTGCGGGTACTGTGGATACTGTTGTGGATATTGTGGATAACCGAACATTTATTTTCCTCCTTGCCTCCAGTAATATATTGGTGTCATTGCTCCACTGTCCCACGTATCATAGTAATTGCCGTCAATTACCGCTATAACGTGCCCTGACAGTGCTAAAATATAAACCCCTTCTGGGTGGTTGTTTGCAAATTCTGAGACGGTACAGGTCATGTATTCGTCTGGGATTATATAACGGCTAAATCCATTATCTTTGAGGTATGCGCCCCACACTGCGTTAGCCGAGGGCATATCTGACAACATCAAGCCATACAGCGCAAGCTGTATATATGTTTCTTCCCACGTCTGCCCCATAGCCTTTGAGATAGCACGCACAGTACAATCTCCCACTTTTGCCGCCGCGGGGTTAGGATTCCAATATTGATACATCTCTCCGCCCTCCTTATAGTTTTATTATCTCAAAAAAATAAGCGTGTCACCACGAAGGCAACGCGCTTATTTCTCGCATGATTTTTAGTTATCTTTAGTTTCTTAAAGGCTATTTATATAGGGAATTGTGCCGGGAACTAACAAAATCTTTTCCACAGCGCAACTCCACAGCCCCTGTAATCCTCTCGTGCTTATATCCATTTTCTCGGCGGCTTGCTCCTGCGTTAATCCATCAAAAAGCAAGTACTGTACAGTTTCGCGCTCCCGCAAGGTTAAGCGGGCACACGATAAGGCGTAGTCAATAAATTGTTTATCGCCTAATTTCCAGAGTTTTTTTATCAAACTTCTGTTCACTGCATCACCTCAAACACGCAAAAATTACGTAAATTTATTTTGTTTTGTCCAGTCCTAAAATTGCTCTAACCTTGTCCGGGAGCAAATCAGGGTTAATTTTGCCGATATTCTCCACGATGGAACCAAGCTCCATCAGAATGATGTATACGCACACGCCTGCGGCAATAGGCACCTGAAAGCCTAAGTCCACATATCTCTGCGCATAGTCGATGAGATACGCAAGCACCACGAGCATAATGGAGCCAAGTTTATGATACAATCCTCTACGCATCTCTGACGATTTCCAGATATGATTAGCACAAGCAGAAATATTTCCACTAATCGAATCAAACACAATAAATAAACAAGTTAATAAGGGTAACATAATATCTACCATCTCCATTCCTCCTTAAAAATTATTTTTCTTTTGTTTTTATAAATTAATTAAAGCTTCCTTTAGCTTAGTTAGATACATTATTTGCAGTTCCGATTTTATAAACATAGTCGCTCATATTACCATAACTTGCAAAGTCACAGTCCTTTTCATAAACTCTCCATACCATTTCACCATCTGAATTAAGTGATGAAATATAACTATAAAGGCTGTTTATTTGTGTGCAACTTACCAAGTTACAAATATTATTTGTTTTTGCGTTAATTTCACCAGACTTAGGATAAATGCTCTGAAATTGCAATCTTCCGGTCCCCAAATCACATTTTATAAAATTCAGTTCTGCACCTAAAATAACAGCACTATTTCCGTTATTGTTTTTTCCGTCATGTACAAGCATTGTTTCAACAGTAGTCGTAACGATTTTGCAAAATTTAATCGTACCTTTTTCGCAAGGACTCATACCAATTCCTATTGCAGGAAATTTTCCTGTATCATCACTTATATCAGGACATCCGCCCCAATCGAATATACAATTCTCAATAAGCCACTCACCTTGTATTCCCCTACTACTACTCTCACAATGCATAGCATATCTTGTGTTTTTACTTTTTATTGTAAATCCTTTAATGGCTGTAAATGTCCTTGGTAATGAAACAATATGAAAAGCACATTTCTCTACAACGTCATCTCTTGTAGGATTCTCCAATCCTGTTGAACCATCCCATTCAATAATAGTATCTTTAGGGTTTCCGCTCTTTGACTCATAAGTAACCCAAGGTTTTGTTATAACACCTTGATACTTGCCAGTAGGTGTTATACCTGTGTATTTGTCTTGTAAATCTGTGTATGTTCCCGGTAATACGATAATTCTGTATCTTTTTGTGTAAGAATTATCGGTAATCGTTTCATTTGCATGGTAAATAGTAGCAAATGGTTTTTCTTCCGAACCATCACCACTGGTATCTGAGCCTGTGGTTGAGACATATATGCAATATTCTTTTATTGCAGAACCATCTATACTTTTTATATCATTTACAGAATCACTTAAACTTTCCAAAGTGTTATTGATATTGTCAATGTCATATTTTGGATTTTTGAACCAGTTAGATTCTTTCTGTGTAATGTCACCGGAAGATAATTTGGCACCAGCGAATACACCAGATTTCTGCATTTCGGTAATATACATTGTAGTATCATTCGGTATTTCTACATCACCATTACCTGACGCTGTATATTTACCAATCGGTATCCAATTTCCGTCAGTATCTTCATAAAAAGTAAAAGAACCACTCATATTTTCATAATGATATGTTCCAGCCTTTAATGATATTGGATTAAACGATTGATATGTTTCGGATTCAAGCTGTTTTTTAGCACTTTTGTTCCAGTACGTTCCGACACTCGGAGCACCAATATCATATTCCTTATATCCGTCAACGTGTTCTATTTTGTTGTCTAAATCTTCCTTTATCTTACCAATTTCTTTTTTTAACGGGCCAAGGTCTTCTGTTGTTTCCCCATGTTTTGAGAGTATATACGCCTCATCTCCCGTTAAACCGCTTTTTCTCATGCTCTACACCTCCCTAAAGTAAAAACCACTTGCTGCCAGGTGCATAAAAGCCATATAATTCCCCGGTATCTACGCATAGCGCTGTCGAACCGCTTGCAACATAATGAGGTAATTTGTCCACTTCAGAAGACTTCCCCCAGTAATACCGCTTGCTTCCGTCCGTATCTATGCAATCCCAGCCACCTAAATCGTGTATAACATCTCCTTTGCGGTATGTCTGCCCGTCAATAATTATTGTCCCACTAGCTATCATACTTTCGCCTCCTTATGCATAAATTGTATCAGATATCCTCTGCATCTTCGTAATCTGGAAGTGTTTTGAGATACTTATAAGCATCTTCAATAGTCATATTCTCTTCATACTCTTTCTCATATGTAACAGCGGCTCTGTACGGTCTGTCACCGTTGCTTTCCATAGCTCTACCAATCTCATCTACATAAGATACTACAGCTATTGAATCATGACTGTTGATTGTAGACTGAATATATAATATTCTGTGATAATTAGTAACTACGCCGTCGCTTTGACGAATTTCTTTTTTTAAAGCCAATTTTATTATTCCTCCTATGAGAATGTTATCTTAATATTAGCCCAGATGCCGCAAGGACTATTGTTTGTAACATCTGTAGTATTTGGCATTGTTGCAAATACATGGATGCAGCCTCCACTAAGCGTTGAGTGTACAGTATATTTGCTAGGTTTGACATATTTTGTTGATGAGCCACCATACAAATACTTATTATTTTGTCGGACCATAAGTCCTTCCACACTTGTTACTGTTACCGTCGGGTTCCCAATTATTGGTTTTGATAATGGAATTATAAAAATGACATCCTTGCCGGAACTCGTAATATATCCAGCAGTACCAAAAGTTGCACTGATCGAATCGCCAGCGCAAAAATATGGTCTCCAAGTCCCTAAATAGGTGGATAAATATATTCTCCCTGCATCCAACTTTATTACGTCTGAAGACACAATCTTTGTATTAGAGTTATCAGCATATATCCCATTTCCAATGCTTTCGTACAAATCAGTATAGGATGTTCCACTTTTTACAGATAACGAGAGACCCATATTATCTTTTGCACTATCATAATATAATTCAAGTGCAGCTTTACCACCGACGTTAGTATTGCCTGCATCTTTTGTTTGCTGTGTTGATACAACAATGTTGTTTTGTGACTTTACAACAGAACCAGTACCATTATAAATAGGGTCTCCATCTTCATTTACTACCTTAATATCTGTAATTCCAAATCGTACAATTTCACTATTATTGTTGCGTACACACATTCCATTTGCGTCAAGTAACGCGTTCTGTCCAAGCGTATTTCCTCGCATATCACCGACAACTAATCCAAGTCCTTCGATATATTTCATGAAGTTAGTTGCAACTTTAGCAGCCTCTGATATCTTGTCTTCCTGACTGCTAAAGTTTTCCTCAGTAACATCTTTAAAGTTCTCGTAGGATTTCTTTACCTTAGTAGCTGTCTTATTCGCTTTAATTGCAACAGAGTCATCCGTAGGTGGTGCTGTAATGTTTCCTGTTAACCATGCTTTTCCGCCGCTGACACGGATTTTTACTGTGTCACCTGTCTTGCAATTAATCGCCATCTGTGCGGGGGTTTCATCTGCTCCACCGTCAATGTGGACATATGCCGTTTTTTCGTCAACGCGAAGGACTTTTGCAACCGTGTCGTAAGGCTTTGTTTTGCTTTCTTTCATTGCCGAGGCAATCTCTTTTATGAAATCATTCAATGCTCTCTACCTCTTCCTTTGTCCGGCATCCGTGTTCAAGCGACAAGGTTTGTGATATTATTCTGAATTTTCCAGTAAGGCCATGTCTCGGATAATTTAGAAAGACCACATCGCCTAAAAGAACGTCCTCGAAAAATCGCCGGCTATACTGTATCGTTCTGGCAGGATTCTGCAATTCTTTTAGTTTTCTAACGGCATAAGCCGCTATGTTTTCCCCGGAAGATAATTCAACGCCTGTTTCCGATTTCCACACTTCCCTGCCCCGGCTGACGGTTGATAAATAACTGTCCGGGCTGTCGTCCCGCGCGATGGCTGCGCCGTAATCGTCATGTATTGCCATAAAACAGTTCGGTGTGTCGTACCAATTAAATGTGTCTGTTACATCACACTCTATGATGTCGTTCGCGTTAATTCCCACCGTAAGACTGCTATTATTATCATTTGCGCAGATAACAATACTTCCATCGCCAAGTATTCGCATCCGCCAGCCAATGGCATCTAAAATATGCAGCGCCATTGTGAGCCTTGTTTCCCCATCTTCCGCAACGATATTATCTGTAGTTATCGGCGATGTTCCTTCGACATACACAGGGGCGGGGATGCAATCATTAAGCAGATTTTTAATCTGTTTTGCTCCGCTACCGGCTGGTGCATAATAGCCACGCGGCAGGATTACATCATCTGCCGGCTTGAGAACGGAATAACAGTCAATATTGTAAGTTTCTCTCACACCATCAAGCTTTCTTTCTGGGAAGGCGGTCAGGCCAGTAAATAGCGCTACTTTTGCTCCCGACCCTCCCTGTCTGGCTTGTAGGTAAATGCGGACCCAACACTCATTGTCTGTTATCTTTTCCGTCATTGTGACGGAAGCAGATTCCCTTAAATCTGACGTACTGTCCCGGTCAATACTACCCTCAGTAAATTCAAATTCTTGACGGTCTGTCCACGTCTTAGGGTCAACTGTTGTTAAAATATATCTTGCTGAAAATCCTTTGCTCCAATCCATCACGCCACCTCATTAGGATGTTCTGCGTTCCACTGTTCTTCCGTCACAGCATCCAGTTCTTCCGAATCCACTTTTTTTATCGTTAATGAGAAATCTGTCCTCATTTTATTATCGTGGTCTTTTTTCTCCGACACCTGTATATCGCAGGAAAACGATGAACCATCTGGTGTCCTAACGTGACATATTCCGGGATACGTTGCGAGCCGTCTCATTTGCTCAATCATCGTTGGTTCTGTCAGTGAGATACTTACTGCATCAATTTTTAAATCGCGAGTGATCGCAGGGTTCCAATCGCCTTGCACAGAGCCCCCAAGGTATACTGTCCTCTCAAAATCTTTATCCCACGAATTATCTAAATCAAGGTTATACTGGATTTCGATAGATTCACCGTCAAAATCAATGATTGCCTTTTTATATTCGATGGAAAAATCGCTATATAACCACGCAAACGAACTATCTGACGTTATATAGTCACCGTTGGCAGTTTTATTTACAACCAGTATGCCGCCGTACTCATTTAACGCCGGGTATGGGTCAACATATTTCTGTCCATAAACCCCATTTTCCAGAATCAATTCTGCTCTGTCTACACTCATCCGGTATAGGTCAAATGTATCCCCATCAGCATATGTAGTTGGTTTAGCAACGACAATACTCGCTGTTTTGTTGTCTGCAATCGTATTTACAGTGGCCGTTGGTACTTCCGGCTGATGTTTCCACCGTACAACAAACGGTATCTTTTTTTCTGCCACATGGTCATAAATATCTGTAAATGCAATCTGTATGCTATACCTTGCACCGTCATCCATCTGCCCGATCAGGTCGCTCAAGTCAATAGCGTAGCTGTCTGTTTCGCTACCAGTAAAACTAGCAATAATTTCATTGGAAAAATGTTGTTCCTTTAATCCGTCCGGGCGGAGAATATAATAATCCTCGTCCCTGACAATCGTCATTTTTGCTGTGCCAGAAGAATTCCCGAAGGAAGGGACTATTGTTAGCGGTAGCTGCTCCAAATAGTTTGTTGTGCCTTCCGATGATTCTGGTACTGTCTGGTCGCTTGTTTCCGTGGTAACATCGCCAGAATTATATGTGGTTGCTTCCGAAACAAGATTTGTTGTAACGCTGTCTATCACAGGTTTTGCAACGATTTCGACAGCTACGGAATCTGACCACGCTCCTTCCTTTCCTCCTTGTGCTGTAACCATTGCTTTTAAATAATGGGTTTCTCCTACATTCCACAGGTTGCCCGAAAGACTATTTGCAGCATAGATTTTGTTAATGTTTTCAATCGTTTCTGATAATGTTTCCATGCCGGAAGACATCATTAAGACAACAACGTTTCCATCTTTTCCTTTAACCGGTTCATCGTTAATCGCTTCTGCTATTTTTATGCTCGCTTTGCTGTTTCCGGTATAGCCGACACTACAAATAACTGTGTCGTCCATACTAAGATAGTTTTCTGTTGTTGCTAATGTAGGTGTTGTTGGTGTCTCGCTCAGTGATACGGAAACCGTATCAGACCAAGGAGATAGCACTTCTTCGTCCCCGGACGTATCCCGCAATCTTACGCGGAAATAATATGTTTTTGCCGATTCCAGGGACCCGATATGCCACGTTGTTTCCTTGTCCTCTACATCATAAGTAGTTGGGGCGTCCGTACTAATCCATGCGTCCTCATGGTCTGCCCACGCAATGGTAGCCGCATCTGCATTTTTCCACGACCAATCCCATGTTAGTTCCACGGTATCAGATGCCACTGCCATTGCAGTTATATTTTTCGGTGGGACTGCAATCTTTCTTGTTTCCGAGTAAACCCACCCTGACTGCATGAGGGGGCTAAGTTTGTAGGTGATGCCAGATGCTCCGTTTTGAGGTGCAGAAGTTCCGGTAAAATTCTTGAGGGCAATCTGGTATTCAGCGCCGCCGGACACGTCCGGACACGTAACTGTGATTGTCCCTTCTTTGTCGGTGATCGCGATAATACCTTTTTCCTCGTTGTCTATTTTCATCCAGATTGCTGTTTTGGCGTCGGGAACCTCTGTATTTCGCTCAACGTTATTGATGATAAGTGTTGTTCCTGTTGCCGATACCGTATCAAATGACGGGGATTTTAAAGCCCCTCGCGCCGCTACTCGTGGCTCAGAGTATGCATATTTTTTATCGTGCGTACTTTGCACTCTTGTCCACATAACCTGGTCTTCCGCTATGCCATCGTCTGTGTTAAAATCTGCTGACACCGTATAATCATGGTACGCAACAGTTACTCCTGTACTCCATGATGTGCCGGTATACCTCTCTCCGCTTTCCGGCGTGTCTATGGCATATTGTAACTCCATAGAATCCACAGGGCGGTCCCGCGGCGATGCCTGCACCCAGTTTGCCCATACATAGCGGCTAGAGGAGCCTATCTCTTTGCTCCCTGTACTCTGTATATTTGGACGCTCTGGGATGCTGTAATAATGGTATGCATAGCTCCAACCGGAATCTCCGGCACACCCTCTCGATTTTGCCCTTACAATACGGCAAAATGTCTTGTTTTGTGTCGGGGAACCATCCTCTGTTATCGCCCATGTGCCAGACGCTCCCGTATAGGATGCATTGGTAAAGCGAGCGTTTGCAATGGCGCCCTTATAGTTTGTCATTAATGCGGTCTGTACCTGCGTCCTTGCAAAATGCCTTGCATCATTTGCCTCGTATGAGGTATTCCAAGTAAATGCACCTTTATTTGCGCCAGTATCATCAAGAGAATAAGAAACGGAAGGGGCATTTGGTGCATAAATGGTAAATGTCTTTGTGGAATGTGCGGCTGTATAGGTATGCTTTTTATCACTTTTTGTTTTGCCCTTTACCTTAAATTCTATCGCGTTTAATAATTTTGATGAGACAGGATAATAATTTTTTGCATTAAGTGCTACCGTTTTTTTGGTTGCTGATTTTCCCACATTTATTTTCTTCCACTTTGTCCAATCCCATTTAGAAGCACCGGCGTTTTTTGTATGTAGACGATACCATAGCCACTGTCCATCCTCATATTTTTTCGTCGGTATCTTCCAAGATATTGTAAATTTCAAACCGTCTCTCGATATAGACAGACCGCTAGGAGCAGCAGACTTTTTCTTTGCCATTATGCCATTTTCACCTGCCTTCTAAGTTCACTTGCCATTCTTCTTCCCCATTCTTCTGGGTTATCTGCACCGTTTACAGTTACGTTAATAGTTACATCGTTTTTCGTTCCCTGTGTTGCCTCTTTGATATCGTTCATCAGTCTGCTACGACCGTACAGCATCTCGTCTCCTGCTTCTCCTGCTCCAAACAATGTGGCATCAGAAAATACATATGGACTTTCCATAGCCTTTTTATACCAGCTAATATGGAACGATGGCAGGGAACCCTTTCCCCCAATACCGAACGGAGCTTTTCCGCCGGAAACACTCAGGTGCGGTAGGTTTAGGTGTGGAAGAGACCAGCTAAACTTTAAGGCGCTCTTAAACCGTCCAGGGAAGCTTTTTACAAGGGATACTGCCTTAGTAAAGATACTTTTAACAGCCGATGGTATCTTAGTAAATGCTCCTTTTACAGCCGATAAAATACCATTTCCCTTAAATGCTCCCTTGAATCCGTTTACAGCATTTTTAGCGGCACCCTTTAAAAGGGAAGGGAGATTTTTGACCCCTTTTATTATGCCGGTAACAATGTTTTTACCAAGCGAAAACCAGTTAAACGCTGTAAATACGCTTACGATTGCTGTGATAATCTTCGGTAAATTAGCAATTAATAACGGAATCGCACGAACTAAGCCAATCGCTAAATTTGTTATGATTGTTACTCCTGTTGCAAGGATTTTTGGCGCATTATCGTTAATAATGCCAGCCAAATTCGTTATGATTGTAGGTACATATGCAATCAATACAGGAATAGAATTAATCAGCCCTTGAGCAATATTCTGGATAAGTGTCAGGCCTGCATTTATCAATTTGCCTGCGTTGCTCCTCAATGACTCTGTAAATTGTGTCAGCATCGGCAACGCCTGCCCCAAAAAGGTCGGGATGCCCTGAGTCATGCCGTTAGCGATAGTCGTCAGCAAATTAACTCCGACCGATGTAAATACATTTAGCCCTGTGGAAATCGTAGAGGCAAGATTATTTAACAGTTGGCTGACAGCAGTTGTAATACTGCCAGAATTTTGAGTAACGCTTGAAATTAAACCGTTTATGAGGTCGCCGCCGATTTTTGTCAGCCCCGGCAACTGGCCGCTAAAATTAATCGCATCTTGCGCCAGTTTGGAAAGGGCGCCGCTTATGCCGCCAGATTCCATCGCCTCAGCTAATCCACTAACCTCGCTTGTTATACCTTTGATGGCACCACGGATAGTACCCGAAAAGGTATTATAAAAAGCAAGTTGCAGGCCTTCTGTGGCGCTAGATAGCAAGGTTATGTCGCCCTGCAAATTATCTAACTGCGTAGCCGCCTGTTGTGCTGCGGAGCCGGAAGAATCCTGTATTCCTTTCCAAAATTTTTGCACAGTCGCATCACTCGATGCGGTCATTTTATTAAACGCCTGTAAGCCTTGCGTTGTAAAAATCGTTGCAAGAGCATTGTTTTTTTGTTCCGCTGTCATACCCTGCAAAGAGCCATTAAGCTCGTCTACGAGGTCGTTAAAATCTTTTGCCTCGCCGTTTAACTTATAGGCGGATACATCTAACTGATCTAAAGCTTTTGATGCATCATCAGTCGGAGTATATAAGTCCGCCATTGCCCTATTTAATGCCGTAGATGCCTCGGAGCCTGTCACGTTCTGCTCTGCCAAGCGAAGCAAGGAAAGCGTGACACTGTCCGCCGCTTGACCGTAGTTTTTCGCTGTGGCAGCAGAACCGGAAAAAGCCTCTCCAAGGCCTCTTACGTCCGTATTAGCAAGAGTAGCACCCTTTGCCATCAAATCGGCATAGTAAGATGCGTTACTCATCGAGTCACCAAAGCCTTTTACAGCTCCGGCAGTATATGATGCCGATTCTTCCAGACTCATAGCACCGGCAGAGGCAAGGTTAAGTACCGTTCCGATACCGCTAATCTGCTCATCCGCCGACAAGCCAGCCTGAGCAAGGATATTCATTCCTTCCGCCGCTTCCGTTGCGGTGTACTTTGTTGTGCGCCCCATTTCCTCAGCCTTGGCTTTGACGTTCCCTATTTTGTCTACGGTTGTTCCCATGGTAGCTGCTACCTGAGACATTGCAGTATCAAAATTCATTCCGGCATCTATTGATGTTTTTGTAAATGCAACGGCGGCAGCAGAGCCGGCCACCATAGCTGTTTTAGCTACTTTCCCGACCGCTTTAAATGCCCCGCCAATTTTTGATGTGGACGAGCTGGCGTTACCTTCTGCGTCTTTCAGCCCCTGCTTATATGCGGTGTCTTTGATTGCCAGAGTGACAAACAATTCCATCACATTCAATCACTCATCACCACCAATCCGGCTTTTTTAATGACGTCCGCGGCTATTTCTTCGCCAGTCTTTGTTACTGTTTGCTTTTTATCGCTATTAATTAAATCAAAAAATGATACATAGAGATATTTCCCACCGAACGCCTGCGAAATGCTTTCGGTTACATATTTCAGCCCATCGGCCATGTATCGTTTGTAAATTAATTCCTCTGTGTCGTCTAAAATCTTAGCCTTGACGTACAGCAAGAATCCCTTTACGCTTCTTCCTCTGTATTCTCCTGCGCATCGCCAGAGGGTTCTTCTGCTGCGCTTGTTGGCGCTGAGAAAAAAAGCTGACGTACCTCCGGCTCATTGATGAGGTCAACCATGCCTTTGATAATGTCCATTAATTTATGCTTTTTCTTGTATTCCTCAACACTCTGCAATTCAAACGCTGCTAAGATTCCAATTACATCATCTTTGTGTGTTTTTAACAGCCTAGGAGCTGTTTTAGCACCCCTAGCAAAGACTTTGATATATTTCTCCCCTTCCTGCGGTACAAGCTTCTGGCACAGGCTGAGCGCATCATCATCGTCTGCAATGTTACCGATATGTTCGAGGGAGTTCGCAATGGCTTCTAAACCCTGTTCTGCTGTTAATTCTGATAATTTCATGCTTTACCTCCTACGCCGCTTCGCCTGTTTTGATATAAACCTCGTAAGGTACTGTCTCTGCGTTCTTAATGCTGTAATGTCCTGTGTATTCGAAATCAAAATTTCCTTTGGATTTATCATCTGATTTAATCTTAAATCCGCCCGTTGAGAGTGCATTCATAATTTTGATTGCGATAAATCCGGCGGAATCCCCGGAATTTTCGTCCGAATAGTCGCCAATCCACCAAATATCCTTAAAATCTTCTGCCTTTAAATCTGCCCTTGGTGTTACTTTGTTTCCCGCTACGTCTGCCGCCGCCATAAAACTTTTAGCCTGTGCGGTATCCATTGTAACGGCTGTGCCTGATAATTTTACTTCGATAGATTCGATTTCCTTGAGTTCCATCGTGTTTTTAGGCACATTATCAATGTCTTCCCCGAAATCCGTAAAGGATGGCTCCGCGCTAAAGCTACAACCGCCGCTGGTTGCCATGAGGATGTTAGTTGCTGTTATGGCACCCGTTTCCGGCTCAAAAGCTGATACAATAATACCGGCGTTAATCTGTATTTTTTTGAAAAGGTCAGAAGGTACCTGCGTATACTTCATTTGCTCACCTCATTAAATAGTTATAAATTGCATAGTTATTACTGTGTATCTGCGTACTATTGACGAGTCAGCTTCATCGACTAAAGGAGTCCAAGGCTGGTCTTGCGACAGAAAAATGATTCCATCATCGCACTTGACCGTGGTTCCTCCTTGCAATCTGTCACTGATTTCTTTCGCCTTTTTATTTGGGACTGCCTCAGATTCTGTGTGGTACCAGACATTTACGACGCTAGCGGCGGCCGCCCCTGTCCACCCATTTGCTATAATTGGTTCGTATGTGATAAAAGGAAATGCGGTATCTTCCGGCACCCTGTTAGACGGATATGCAGTTATGCCGAAAGACGACCAAAATTGATACAGTGCCGCTGTTGGAGTCATGACGTTAACTCCCACTTCTCCGCCATGACCTGTGCTATGTCTAAATTAGACGACGCAGGGGTTTCTTTTTCTCTTGCATTTGATGTAACTCTAAAAATTTTTCCGTCTTTTGTTTTTAATACATCATGATAGCTCAGCTTTACTGTTTTAGCTGTAGTAATTGTATATGTTGCTGTTACACCCTCTTTTTCCGCCACTCTGGCAGACATGGAGGTATCTCGGACTATTGCCGCCTGTATTTTAGCGCCCTCGACCCACTCGGTGATAAATCCACCCTCGCCGTCAGAAGTACGCTTTTTATCCATGAGTATGCAATCTTGTAAAAATTCATTGATTAAACTCATGCCATTTTCCTCCATGGGTTCAGGCGTGCCCTAAAGGCATCTTGCCATGTGTAGGTCTCGCCTTTGCTATTTGTTGCCCTGCTGTACGAATAACCGCCAAATGACTCCGACTGATACGCCCCTAAATTGCCGTTTTTCGCCTGCCACTCGCTGATTTCGTCCACCAGTGATAAAAACGGTTTAGGGATAGCCAGTGGAACCACTACGCCATCAAACGTCTCCTCCTGTAACGGGGCAGTATCGCCTTTGCGATACTGATAAACCCCGTCATTAAAAATAGAGCCGCTTATCAAATAATACTGCCCGTCCTGTAAGGGGAGGCGAATCGCGGTGTCAGAATAACGTAGGTCTTTGGCATCTGCTGTTACATCTGTATGCGTGTCAAAAATCCATTCCCCGATTGTTATTTTGCCTGTGATCGCCGCCCCCTTGACCGGGAAGAAATTGTGAATGTGGTTCATGATTTCATAAAGCACTCAATCAACCCCTTTTATTTTCCGTTCGAACTTACTTTCGAAACGGTGCTTGATACTTCCGGAATAGTTTCTGTAGTTCCGACAGTAACTACGCAAACACCGTCAAGGTATTCTGCCCACAGTTTCATCCCCATAACGGCGTATGTTTCGCCTGTGGCGTTTGTATAGTTGCCTCCTGCGTGGAATCCAATCAGATTTGTTTCGCCAGATGTTGTGTAATCTAAGCCAAGCTTTTTAAAATCGCTGTCGCCGGGATCAACATAATATAAATCAATATTTTCCACTGGTATTGCGATGACGGTTTTTGCCGGGATGTAGTCGTCAGGGAGGAGGAGCAGTGTGGAGAAGCCGAAGAAATTTTTGATATACTGTAATCCAAACATTGTCTGCACAGTAATCTCTTTGTCACCTAACCAGTCGTAAAAATCCATTACATTTGCAAAACCTACGACTTCGGTTACGTTTCTGTTCATCCCTGCAAATTTGTTGAGTACAGCACCTTTTGCGATTGTCAGTGCTTTCTGCCATTTCTTCTGTGTGCCTTTTAATGTTCCGGTTCTTAAAAATGTGTAAAAATCCTTTAAAACCTTGTTCTGCAGCTCAACCATAAAGGCATCATCTGTCTTTTCGATCGCGACTGTTGCGCCCCATTTTGCCACAGATTCAAGGGATAAAGATTTGGCGTATTTTTCTACGACAATATCTTCCCTTTTACTTTCTACAACCTTAAACTGTGTAAAAGGGATTGCTTCTCCCTCGCCCACACTTGCGCCGCCCTGTAAGGCCTCATCTTTCATCTGTGCTTCGTAGGTTACTAAGCTAGTGCCCGGCTCTTTTCTAATAGGTCTAACGATTCCCAAGATGGTTCTTAATGCATCCCAGTTTTTTTCAAATCTTGTTACAAAATCAATTTCTCTCGCTTTGAGAGTGCTATCTGTATTTAATACAGTGCTAGTAGTTACTCCTGGCATTGTTTACTCCTTTCAAAATCCAAAAAGTTCGTGATTTTCCGCAATCGCTTTCTGACGTTCGCCTGCATCTTTAATTTCCATGATTTCTTTCTTGGTCATTTTCCCCGGTTCTCCTCCCGGTGGGTTCGATACGTTAGCGCCTTGAGTCGTTTCGGTTGTAATATAATCGGCATACGCTTCCTTGATGCCTTTTTCTACCTCTGCTGTGTTCTCAATTTTCCCGTCAGTTCCGATTTTTAAATTATCAATAGTCTCTTTTGATGCTTTTAATGCAAGGTTAATTACTTTGCTGGACACGCCGGAATCTTCAAGCATCTTTTTGTATGCGGCTTCTTTCGCATTGTACGATGCCTTCTTGTCCTGTTCGGCCTTGTAGCCTTCAAAATCTGCGTGTTCCTTCTCGTACTTGCCTTTCCAATCATCCTTTTCGTAGTCCTCCAATTTTTTCTGGAGGTCTGGAATTTTCTCTGCGTCCTCTTTGTATTTAGTGATCTCGCCTTTTAAACCTGTAACGGTTGCAGAGTGTTCTTCGATGATCGCGGAAATCTGTTCATCTGTAAGTGTCATGCTCTTTAAAAAAGCTCTTGTTAATGCCATTTGATTACTCCTTTTCTTCGAGGGATTTCTTTCCCTAA